GTTCAAGAGATTTTTCTAATTTATAAATTTGTTCTTTATAGACATTTTCAAGACGTATATGTTGAGATTCAAAAGATTGTTTTTGCTGTTGTAGAGCATTATTCAAAGATTTATCAAAGTTTTCTTGTGTTCCACTTTGAAGACTAAGAAAGTTTTGATTTACTACTTGATAGGATTTCATAGATTGTTCTAAATGAGTTTGAAGTGTATGAATTTCTTTTTGTAACTTAGATGATTCATGAATTCTTTTTTCTTCATATTGATTTCTTTGATTTTCTAACTCTTTATTCTTTTTTGTTTCTACTTCTATAATTTTTTTTTGTAAAATATCTTGAAATTCTAAAGAACTAGCTGATTGACGAAGCGATTCTAGAGCTTTTGATGAAAGTTCTAAAATGGTTTCAAATTCATTTAAAGTACATGTTTCTAAAATAGATAAAATAGGTTTGTTATGTTTCCATGTTGAAATATAGTAGTTATTCTCTTTTATTTGATTTAATAAAGCTGTCATTATTACTATATAGAATATGTGATAAATGTTTAGGCTTCAATGCTTCAATGCTTCAATCCCTTTAATACATCAGCATATAAACCATCTTTAGAAGATGCTAAACGACCATATTTAGGATCAAAAACATTTACAAAATCAACATGAACATCATCTTTAATATTTGAACTACGTTTTATAGAATAAAATGTTTCTTCATCAAAGGATTGAGGTATAATTGAATCAATAGTATAATTTGTAGGATTTTCTGGTAACTTTGTTTTAGAACTTGTTCCAACAGTTACAGCAATCGGAGTTGTAGTTCGTCTAATTTCATTATCAATATCATCTGGTATAATAGCAGTAACAAACGCAACTTTATCCGTATAGGTATTTATCCAATCAACAAATTTAAAAGAATCTTTATGAAGAAGAAATCCAGATAAGTATGCTCTTTGTTTTTCTTTATAAAATGTATTATTAAATTTATTAACACCTTTTGATATAGTTCCTTCTTGAGAATTTTGTGTTATCATTCCTTCTTTTACAATCTTTTGTAGAATAGGAATAGAAGAAATTGTATTACTAGCATTTTCTCTTTTTTTAAAAGCAGCTGAATCTAGATGCTTGATTAACCATTCTTGAGCATCAGAAAATGATAATTCTAAATGTGGATACAATTCTTTCATTTGTTTTGCTTCGTTGTTTCCATTATTTTTATTTTTTCTAGTATTATTCTTATTCTTATTAGACATCTATTAATACATACGTTTTCTTGTTAATCTTTTTTTTCTTCCACCAGCTAATTTTGCCAAACGTTTTTGCATATTACGTAATGTATTATTTGATCTATTTTTTTCTCTTTTTTGTTGTTCCGCCTTATATCCAATATTACTTACTAGGACATTTACATTTGAAGTAAATTCTATTTTTTTATATAAATCTTTAATTTTATCTCGTAGCAACTTTTCACCTTTATTCACAGTATTAATACTAATATTTAGTTTATCTAATTCTTTTTCTATTTCACCAAGATCTCTATTTGTTTTTGGCATGTTATCAGCATTCATGTCAATATCAATTTCTAGAACTAAAAGTAATAAAGCAAGAGTATCTATTTTTTTTTCAACAGAATTTTTTTCATTATTATTACAAGAATTACGTTTTTCTTTTTTTAACTTTTCAAAATCTTTTTTTAATTCAATAAACATCTTTTTCTTTTCTCGTTTATCTGATTTATCAAACGCATCTTCTGTTTTTTGAAGAAACTTATTAAATTGACCGGGGAAAAAATATTTACATGTAGCTTTTAAAGACATATCTATTTAAAGTGTATTTAATATTTATATTGAGAAAGAATGTCCTGTGATGCGTGGGGGAATGTTGTGCTAATAAAGGATGGCTTTGTTACGTATAGAAATCGTGCTATTGATGTATATGCCGTAAATGTAATCCAAACAAAGGGTAAGCGTGTCTTTATCAATCATTATAGAGAGAATAATGAGTTTCCAAAGATGTGTATTATTTGTTCAAGTGTAAATAATGCTACAAGACTCTATGAATATCTTATTGATGATATGAGAGTAGAAGAACCCCCAATATTGCATTATAAATTACCAAGTGAACTATCACAATTATTTAAAAAAATAAATACATATTTCTTTAATTTTATGCCATCTAATAAAAGTTTTCTAGGATGCTCTAGACATTAAAATAATATAGATATATAGATGAAAATAACAATAGCATGTCATTGTGAAAAACATGCGAAACCATATTTAATGAAAAACAATAAACGTGTAGAAATAAAAGAAGGGTTATCTTTTGTTGACCCAGTAGTATGTCCTGGAAAAACGTGGGATAAAATCCCGACTGATTCACAAGATTATGTATGGTTACAGAATTGTGAAATATACCTAGTATTTCTTGATAAAGAAAGAGATAGTGAAAATGTGAAAGGTGCGAGTTATAGATTGGATGAAATTCTTAATGAAAGTTGGCATATTCTTAAATCTGGAGGCAGTGTTATAATACCTTTTGATGATAATAAAGAAACAGATATAGCTTTAAAATATATTAAAAGTCTTAAATCTTCTGAAAATATATTATTAACACGTTGGAAAGCAAAAAAAGCATCAGCTGCTACAGTTCCAATACATATATATTTTAATGTATTAAGAGATAATTTTATTGTATTAACAAAGCCAAATAAAAAATGGTTTGGTGGTACACGTAAAATTAAAAATAGAAAAACAAGAAAATATAATATTAATTCTTAAATGCTGAAGCAGATGTGAGTAATCTTCCACCATCAACATGAACTACAGAACCAGTCATAAAACTAGCAGAATCAGCTAAAAATACAACAACTTCAGCACTATCGTTTGGAAGACCAGCACGACCTAATGGATGAGTAGAAGCACATGCTTTATAATAAGCAGTTGCTTCTTCTTGAGACATACCCGCATTTACATGAAATTCTGTTTCAGTTGCTGTAGGTGCTACACATAGAACTCTAACACCTTTTGGAGCAAGTTCTAGAGCGGTTGTTTTAGTAAGCATTTCTACAGCAGCTTTTGAAGCGCAATATGCTCCTAAACCAACTGCTGGTCTAGAAGCTAATACGGATGAAAGATTAATAATACATCCTTTAGTTTCAATTAGAAAAGGAATACAATATTGGCTCATAAAATAAGTAGTTTTTACATTTAGGTCAAAAGCGTTATGATAAGATTCTTCAGTTCCAAATTCACATGGTTGATATAAAGTAGCACCACCAGCATTATTGACAAGAAGATTTAGTTGTCCAAACTTTTCAATGGTTTCTTCAACCGCTTTTGCCATTGAATTAAGATTGGTTAAATTAGTTTCAATAAAAAGAATTCTATTAGATGGAACATCACAAAAAACATCTTCTAACTTAGAATAATTTCTACCAGTAACAGCGACATTATAGTTAGCCTCAAGTAACTTATAAACAATGGCTTTTCCAATTCCACCAGAACCAGCAGTGATTAATGCGACTTTCATTTTTCTTCTTAATATACTAATTAATTTTTATTTAAATATATAAATCTAGTAGGATAAAATATGGCGAATAATTCAGAAAAAAATATATTTAAATTATTAAATAAATATGCGAGTTATAGTCAATCAAATTTAGAAAAAGTAAATTTTAAAAATTTATTCAAAGAATTTATAAAAAATGGTGGTAATATTAATGAGAAAAATTCAAAAGGGATTACGGTTTTAATGTTAGAATCTCAAATATCAGGCAGTTATGAAATAATTGAAGCATTATTTGAAAATGGAGCAGATCCAAATATACAAGATATAACTGGAAAAACTGCTTTACTGCATGCTGCAATCGGTGGAAATAGTGTTGCTATTGAAGAACTAATTGCAGAAGGTGCTAATATAAATATAAAAGATAATAATGGTAAAACTGCTTTAATGTATGCTTGTGATATGAAGATTCAACCATATGGAAAATACAAAGATGCTGTTTTTAATCTTATTCATGATCCAGATTTAGAAATTGATGCTAGAGATATTATGGGTAAAACTGCGTTATATTATTGTATAGAGTCAAAAGCAGATTCTAATATTAAACAGATAGTATTAAAAGAACTTTTAGAAAAAGATGCGGATCCATCAATCGCTGATATTCATCATAATGAATCTCCATTAATGACAGCAATAGCAAATAAAGATATAAACATAGTAAAATTATTATTACAATCTGATAAAATAGATATAAATTATCAAAATTCAATTGGTGCTACTGTTTTACATCAAGCTGTATTAGATGGTTTAGATTTTGTAGAATTAGTGTTAGCAAAAAATCCTAACTTAGAATTGAAAGATAATCGTGGAAGTACTCCATTACAATATTTATATGATATAATTATAGATAAAGATGATTATGAAGATATTTTAATAATGTTAGTTGAAGATGCTCACGCAGATATTAATTCTCAAAAAAATGATGGAAACACATTATTAATGAAGATATGTAAATCTAAAAATACATTCGATGCTGTAAAAGTATTATTAAAGTTACCAAATATAAATATAAATCTGAAGAATACAAAAGGTGAAACAGCTTATGATATAGCAGTAAAGGCTGGTAATACAGAAATAGCAAAGTTATTAAAACCTAAAAGTTCAAAGAAATGGAAAGGTTCTTCTAGAGCAGATATTGAAAAATATGATGTTTTTTTTGAAAAACCTACTGAATGGACGACTTGTCCTATATGTTTAGATTTTGTGGAACGTTCTGATGGATGTATGTTTATTATGGGACATGATTGTGCGAAAACGGGTCATCATTATAATAAAGAATTATATGAAAAGTATGCTTATGAAGCACCATATGGAACATTTAATGTAGAATGGTGTACAATTTGTGGAAGAATCACAGAATTTCATAAACATTTTAAATTAGTATCTGCTTCTGCAGATAAAGCACCACTCGCAAAGATAGACGCAAATGTTGAGCGAAGATTGAATGCTGGTGATAATCAAGTATTTTTTCATAGTGATAACTGTAAAAAGTTTGGTGGAGGAGGAATAGAAGAAAAAGCAGCAAGATTTAGACGTTTGCGAGAGTATGCTTTAGAATTACAAGATGATATTGATAC